CGACACGGACTGGACGAAAGGTGCAGGCTGGACAATTGCAGGCGGGGTTGGAGTAGGAACTGCCGTTGCTCCCGGAGTCAGATTAGAACAGATAGTCACCCTTCTTGCTGGTGCTTCTTATGAGATGACTTTCGATCTCGTTACTGTCACCGCAGGCGGGGCGGTTGTTGTGATACTTGGAAATGGTGACGTAGGTAATGTTGACGGTACACAACGCACTTCGCCCGGGACTTACACGCAAACTTTGACCGCTGGTAGTGTCCCGGTTGCAGTGGGAATCTACGCTGGTGGGGTATTCTCCGGAACGATCGACAACTTTTCCGTTCGTAAGTGGGGGGTAGGATGACCACTTCCTCCACCTATACTTGGTCGCCGGAAATTGTAGAAGTAGCAGACGAGTGCTTCGAACGCGTCGGCATTGATCCGGCGAACCTGTCTGCGCGGCACATGCGGGCGTTCAGGCGTTCGCTGGAATACCTGCTGGCGAGCTGGGCGAACATGGGTGTGCCGTTGTGGGCAGTGGATCAGGTGACGGTGACGCTGACGCAGGGCACGGCGACTTACGCTACTCCTGTGGGCACCACAGCGATTCTTGAAATGATACTCAGGCGTACTGTGAGCAGTACGGCGATTGATGTGAACATCTTCCCGATGACGCGGGACGAATACCTTGCCATCCCCAGCAAGACGCAGCAGGGCTTTCCCAGCCGGTACTACTTCAACCGCACCCACACGACAGCTTCGGTTCCTGTGGTAACAGGCGCCTACGGGCCTACGATCACGCTGTGGACGACGCCGATGAACAGCACCGACCAGATGATCTACTACCGCTTCCGTCGCTTGCAGGACGCTGGCGTGGGCACCAACACGGTGGATATCCCGTACCGCTGGCAGGAAGCGCTTGCCGCAGGGGCTGCGGCTCGTATGGCGCAGAAGTTCGTCCCTGATCGGCTGCAGGAACTGCGGGCTGACGCCGCTACAACATTCATGCAGGCCAAGCGCGAAGAGCGCGAACGTGCGCCGACGACCCTGCGGGTGAAATACGGAAACTGGCGATAATGGCTGGCTACGCCAAGGGTAAACATGCAATAGCCCAATGTCAGCGTTGTGGTGACAGGTACAAACTTGCGCAACTGAAGTCCGACGGGCAGTTCCCCGGCTTGCTGGTGTGCCGTATTTGCTGGAGCCGCAAGAATGAAGCTGAATTCCCTGTGGATTCTTCAGACGCAACGGCGCTTTACCACCCCGCGCCTGACGTTGATGCGGTGGCTTCGCGGGCTCTGGACGACGATACGCCGATAGCCGACCTGTGGTTTCCCGGCGAGCCGTGTTTTGGTGGTGACACATGAACTACGCTGAACTGGTGACTGCAATCGAGGATACCTGCCAGACGACGGAAACGTCGTTCGTCGCGCATATCCCGGATTTCGTGCGCACGGCTGAGCAGCGCATCTACAACGCCGTGCAGTTGCCCAACTTGCGCAAGCATTCAACCGGCGCCATGACCCTTGGCAACCGTTACTTGAGTGCGCCGTCGGATTTTCTGTCCGCTTTTGCCATGGCGGTGCGGGCGCCGACGACGAATCTGTACACCGAGATGCAGTATCGGGATGTTGATTGGTTGCGGGAAGCTTACCCGGATCCGGCGGCGACCGGCATACCAGCCTATTACGCGCTGTGGGATGACAATACGTTCCTCCTGTCCAAGACCCCAGACGTGGCGTATAACGTGGAACTACACTACTACTACAAACCCACATCAATTGTGAGCGCGAGTACGACGTGGCTTGGAACGAATTTCGATAGCGTGCTGCTGTACGGTGCGTTGGTGCAGGCATACATTTACCAAAAGGGCGAGGCTGACATGGTTACGCTGTATGAGAACCAGTTCAAGGAAGGACTGGCGTTACTGAAAACCGTTGCTGACGGCAAATCAAGAGAACGGAAACTGTAATGGTAATTCACTACGCAACAGCGACACTGCTTGGGAGTTCCTCGGGGCGTCAACCGGGGCCGTCAGCTGTCCGGCAGCAGCACTGCAAGTACGGGCCGATGATCTATTTTCCGCATGACATCTACATCGGCGGCTCGCTGGACAAGTACGGCGAATATGTAGGTGAGGAGACGGATTTTCTGTTGGCAGCGACACCGGAGGGGGGAATCGTGGTTGAGGTGGGTGCAAACATCGGATGCCATACCATACCGTTGGCGCAGAAAGTCGGATTGAGCGGGCATGTGGTCGCGTTCGAGCCGCAGCGTATCCTTCATCAGATGTTGTGCGGCAGTTTGGCGATCAACGGGCTGTGGAACGCAAGCGCGGAGCGCGTCGCGCTGGGTGCGAAGGAAGGGGTTATTTATGTACCGCAGGTTGCTTACGAGCAAGATGGCAACTTCGGGGGGATCGCGCTGACCGATGGCCCCGGTGAGCCAGTGTCGCTGCGCACGCTCGATTCTTTTGCCTTGCCTGCTTTGCACCTGCTGAAGATCGACGTGGAAGGTATGGAGCTGGATGTGCTGCAGGGTGCTGAAACAACCATCAGGAAGTTTCGCCCGCTGATCTACTGCGAGAATGACAGGCAGGAAAAAAGTGCAGCGCTGATTGCATTCCTGCGTTCGCTCGACTACGACCTGTACTGGCACACCCCGCCGCTCTTCCGCGAGCAGAACTACCGCGAATGCACGGAGAATATTTTTGGCGGCACGGTGTCGGTCAATATGGCGTGCATCCCAAAGGAACGGGCCAGCCAAGTGCAGACCAACCTGCAAAAAGTCGATGTATGAAACCCGGCACACGGTGGGCTTGCATTGCCCGGCACGGTGGGTTCGGGGACAACTTGATTGCTTCTACGGTACTGCCCGGCTTGAAGAAACGCTACGACATGGTGGAAGTCATTACTGGCGAGCCGATGGGCGTCATGTTTGAAAACAATCCATACATCGACAAGCTGACGGTGATGAAACCGGGGAAACCTGAGTGGGGTGATGGACACGTTTGGCATAAGTGGTTCTACGAACGCAGCATGGACTACGCATTTTTCGCCAACCTGTCGCACAGCTGTGAAGTTCTTGGGGTTGCGATGCGCAGTGCTACGTCTTATTGGTGGTCGGACAAGATGCGTCGGCAGTTGTATGGCCGCAGTTACCTTGAACTCGCGCATGATATTTGCGACATTCCCTACGACGAAATCGCGCCTGACTTCTACCCGACGGATGAAGAGAAGGAAAAAGCGGTAGAGACCAAGGTGAAGGTGGGGCCGCGTGCCGTGGGGTGGGTTCTTTCCGGGTCGAGGATTGACAAGATCCACCCCCTTGCCGACATCATGATTACCCGGATCATCAAGGAACTGCACTTGCCGGTGATCATGTTTGGTGCGCCGGGGAAGGATTTTGAACTAGCTAAACTGGTGCAGTCGGAAGTGAAGAAGAACAACCGGACGGATGACGGACTGCACCTTGCTTTGTCCCCCGATGCCGAGAAGCCAACGTGGGGGCCGAGGCGCGTGTGTGCGCAAGTACAGACTTGCGACATTGTGGTTGGCCCGGATACCGGCCCGATGTGGGCTGTGGCGATGCACGACATGCCCAAGGTGATGATGGCTTCACATGCAGGGGCGACGAACATCACCAAGCACTGGAAGAACACGACGACGTTGCATGCCGATCCGGTGCGTGTACCATGCTTCCCATGCCACCGATTGATTGATGACCATACACTATGCATGCCGAATGCGGACAAGAACGGTTCAGCGTGTATTTCCGACATCACAGTGGATGATATGCTGAGCACCGTGGCCACCCTTACGAAGGAGAGTTGAAATGGCAAACGTATCTGCTTACGCTGCAAAAAACCTGTTGGACTGGACACTCAAGGGCGCCGCCGCTGCTACTGACCCCGCTACAGTTGCCATCGGCTTGGCAAACGCTGCGCCGACGAGTATAGCTGCGACTGAACTTGCCAGTGATTCAGGTTACACACGTAAAACGGCGATTTTTTCTGCCGCTGCGTCGCCTGCTGGCACTTGCAAAAATGCATCGGCGCTTACGTTC